GCCACTCTCATTGGCCATGGCACTTCCCTTGGGTTTATCTCCATTGGTTGTAATGCAAAATGCGCATACAAGGAGAATATGGGCCAGTCGTTCAAACTGGAATCCCATAGCAGACCCAAGAGCCTCTCCTCCATTTTGTCCCCAGACATTTCGGGTAACATGAAATGGAGCAGAAGTATCCCGGGATCTCGGTAGGTCGAGCCATACCTTTGTCTACGACCTAGGAATTTAACATCGGACCCAACCTCAGTCTTATCAGGGTTGATGACCATTCCTAAAGCCGCAGCAAAGCTCTTCCATTCGTCAAGCATTTTACGAATCTTATGATCCGTATAGGGTAATGCGAAGAGACTATCATCTCCTACAGTATGGAGCTGACGCGCTTCACCCCTGGTCATGGCATATATCAGAACCCAGTTCACGATCGAGCCTATAAGCGCTGTGAACCTAGACCCTGATGGTATGCCTGTTCTCTTGACGAATGTCCTACCATCTGGCATCATAATCGGCGTGAAGATGAAGTAATGCTCTATCATTTCAAGCACTCCTTCATACTCGGCCCCATACGCCTTCTTTATGATACCAAACGCGAAACGGATTAGGAACCTGGGAACGGTCGAATCAAAACGTGACCAGTCAAGTCCAACTGGTGTTCCACTCCGTTTCACATGATCCAGCGCCATTGATATCCACCTTTTAGTCCGTGGAAGCAACGGCGCATTGCGGGAAAGAAGTACCTCCTGATAAGGTTCAGCGAAACTACCCTCTATAAGGTTTATTTCGAAGGGGTAGCCCCAAACTAACCTTACCTTCGGACTGCCACGCCTTGCCAATTGTGTCCGCAGATAAGCCAAGCAGGGCGCCAACTGACAGAAGGGTTGTTTACGCCGCATTGCCCTACGGAAGATTACCTCCGCACGAGCTAGACCTTCGGCGTAGACGCCAAAGTCGGTTCGTTTTCCGGATCGGCCATATAACCGCCATGAGGCGCCTGGTGAAGAGGGTTCCACAGCCACTTCATTCAGTGGTTTGGGCTTCAACCCCTTAACCCCAAACACCTTATAGGCCGCGTTCATAGCCTCCTGCAACCGACGCTTCACGTCGTCATTTAGGCTGGACCAGGCCACGTCAGAATGGTCG